TTAGAAAAACTAACAGAAAGAGTAGATGCNATGATGAACAACAAAGTTAATATTGAAAGACTACAAAAAGATGTAGATCGAATAAGTATTGATGTAGAAAAATTAAAAGACTCTGTTAGAGCTAACATTGGTAAATTAAATGGCAACTCCCATTAATTTGGTATTTGCTTTATGCTTATTTATTAATGGCCAATTAGTTGAGCATAGAATACAAGATAGTTTATCAACTTGTTTAAAGATGAAACGTGAGTCTACACGTAATATGAATATGGAAAATAAACAGTTTATGTGTGGTCAAGTAGAAGCTGAATTAGAAACAAATATTGATGGTAGTAAAACTATAAAAAAAATAATAAAGAATAAAAACTAACTATAATCTCTTTCTAATATCATTTCTAAATAATGGATAGCTTTTTCTATATCTTTCTTTTTACCCTTTTTCTTATGACGACATATATACTTAATGGCATTACCTTCGGCATATGGTAAATTATTTTCATTAATAAAATATGCAGGTTCAACCTTCATAGATTTATAATGATCTCCATCTATTTGTTTATTTAATGTATTGTAAGTCATATCTTTAAATATCGTTTTATCTGTCATTAAAATACTAATTTAAATTTACCAGATCGGTTCTTTAACTGGTCTGGTTTTTTTTTGTTAATTACTTTAAATTGTGATTGTTTTAAAGCATATATATTTAACTTCATAGCTTTAACAAATTTATGTGTTGCATAATATGGATCTATATTAGCTAATCTACATATCATTTGAAAGTCTTTTGAGTTAGTAGTTAACCATTCTATTGCGTCTCTTTTGTGCATAATTAAATATTTATTATGACCTGTATAAGCAGCATCATGAGCTGCTTGAACAATTACTGTTAAAAACAGCTTTTGTTCACGAGTTCTTTCCATCAGGAACTACCTCATAAGTCATTTTATCAGGTCTCATTGGATCTTCTTTCCAATCAAGAGTAGACAGATTTAATTCTTGTATTGCTTTTAAAGCTTTTTCATCTGACTCAGCACTAATAAATACTTCTGTAGTTACTGGTAAATAATATTTCATTCTAAATTTATAGATCATATATTATTTTTACGTCTACTAGCTTCTAATGTTCTAAATAAATCTATTATAATTCCTTCTTTATCTCTTTTATTTTCAATCGTACTTGCTTTAACTTCTGCTTGAAATAGTTCATCAATAGCATCTTTATAAGTTTCGCTTGCATAGTATGCTTGTTCTTTGGCAGATATGCTTTTATCATTGCTATTACCAGTAATGTGGAGAGCTTTCTTCCTTTTAAGAAGTCTATCCAAATACTTAACATTTGCACTTGCTTCAGCACTTTCTTCATCTGTGTCTGCCAGATATTTTAAAGCATCTTCTAATCGTTTTTCTGTAATCACTTTTATCCTCCTTTAAATATTTTTGATACAATTCTTTTACTAAACTATCTTTACCATAAGTATTAAAACCACACAATTCTAATTGTAATTTAAATAACATATAACTAATCATAAAAAAAAGGATAGGGCCTTTCGACCCTACCCACCACGTAACTAACTAGGGGAGATGACGTGTTCTGTTAAAATGGTGCCTCATCACCATCATATTTAGCATTTAATATCTTACGAACATAACCATCAATTTCATCAAAGTTTACATCTTTGCCTGATTGAATAGCAGCAGATAATAAATTACTCATAGTTAACCTGTATTTCTCTTTCCATTGAGAAGATAAATCTTTTGCAGGTGCTGGACTAGATACTGTTCCAGATACTGTTTCACCTTCATCATCTAATAACTCAATAGAATTAGCTGTTTGATATTGCTTACCAGTTTTACTAGTTCTTATAGGTAAAGCCTCTATTTTTAATCTAGCGCCTTTACTCCAACGACTAGTTCCTATAGCCTCACCATAAATGGTCATATCTGTACCATCATCTTTAGTTACATATAATGTTACTCCACCATTGTCTTTTTCAAATGATTTACGAAATGAACATTCAAATGTTTCTGTTTCCATATTTCTCCTATTTATTTGTTTTATTATATTTCCTAATTTTTGCATTAGTTTTTATACATTAATCTAAACATTCTGTCCAAAGTTTTTTTGCAAAATCTATAGATCCTTTAGATCCTTTCCATCTGAAATTGTCGAATGTCAAAGGGAACATTCGGACAATATCTTCTTTAGTTTTAGCTATGTTTATAATGTGTTCTATATGTTTCATAGCATGGATAATTTCTGTTAAATCATCACGACCTACCATATCTACACAATATTGATCTTTTGGAGAACAATATAATAACATGGTTTCTTTGCCAAACATATCACGATATAAACATTGTTGTCTAATATCTGCAGGTTTTGGATACCATTTTGAGTCAACTTGACCAGATTTTAAACGTCTAATATAAGCTGTTGCTTTAGTATCTATTATAACATCTTTAAATTCAAAGTCAGTTTTAGCTATTACATCATAGGTTAAACCATACTTTTTACCTGGAATTTGCAATTCATTTTGCCAAGAAACTACTTCACCAAATTGTGGAAGTTCTTTAACAAATTTATTAGCTATAATAGCTGACCATTCATATTCATCATTAATGTGTTCTGTAGGTAACAGATCATCCATTTCATCACGACTATGTTCTAAATATTTCTTTTTAGCATAATCTGTGATAGAATCTTCATCAGTGATTTGGTTTTGTAATGCGTGATTAGCTGCATCTTCTGCTGCTAAGCCCATAATCATTCTAGCATTTGGGCCTGAATCAAAATCATATAATTCATTGATAATCCAAAACGCAGGACTATCAATAAACGTATTAGTTTTTGATGCTGAATGTCTATACTCAATTTTCATAATCATCTCCTTATGGTTGTTAATATACAAAAATACTTAAGTTCTACCTGTAACATATCTTTAGATATATTAAAAGGTAAAAAAACTATAAAATGTAATAATGAATATAAGATATATAATTTATCTATAATCTTATGTTGGCTATTGCACCCTACACAAGTGTATGGGTGTAAAAGCCTTATTGCTCGACATCATCTATGTTCTAAAAATAGAGTTTATCGACTTAATAAGTTTTACTTAAAAAATGATAATTTTAAATCTTTTGTTGATAAATACTTAAAAGATTATAAAACTAATTATGCGAAAAATTGAAAAACCAGAACTTATTTCTACTATTAGAGATAAGAAAAAAATCTGGTTAAACATTAGAGAATCTCGTCTAATGTATATGTTTCATAGACAGCTCATATCTATTGAAGAATATGAAGCTGGATCTCGTTATAGATTAATGTGTGAGCTTATGTCAGGTGGTACTGGCAATATCTTAAAAGAACGAGTTGATAATGCTGGATCTGATTTTATTACATCATCACTTGGAGCTGCTTTAGCAGTTAAAGATGTTGATGATCAAATTGGAGAACCATTTGCTGAATGTATGAAATTATTTTGTTGGCATAATTTTGGAATAATTGAAATAGCTCATCATTTAAGTTTGACAGAACGCAAAGCATCTAATAGAGTCCATGAAGGATTATCAAGATTAAGTATTTATTATGGCTACAAAAAAGTGCGAAACACTATTAAAGGACAAGGAACTCAAAATAAAAGATAAAAAATATCTTAAATGGGTAGCATCTAATCCTTGTTTAATTTGCCATCAATATGGATGTAATGCACATCATATTACTTATGCTCAATTTAGAGGTATATCTCAAAAGGTAGGTGATCAATTTACCATACCTTTATGTGTTAAACATCATCATCAATTACATAATTGTGGGTTATCTGAACGTGAATTTTGGGCTAAAATTGACATAGATCCTTTGCCAATAGCTAAAATATTCTATGATCACCATAAAAATATGTGGGGTGGTTTATATTTTTATGATGATTCTTATCTTTGGATCCAAGTATACAATAAACTTGTACCTAAGATTAAAAAGAACATTGATTTTCTACTGCAACCCAATTAATAGATATAGTTATCCTCGCTAGAGGTATGTTCTTATGACAAAAATATATAAATTTCCGAAGGTAAAACAACCATACTCAGATAAATTTCTTACTGGTGTTAAACCAGAAATAATAGGTGATTTTTTAAAAGAACAAAATCCACATTTATCTATTAAAGCTGCAGATGCTATGGCTCTTGCTATAATATATAGCACTTATCTTCAATTAGTTTTTGATGAAGAAAATATAAAACAAGACATAGAAGATTATAAAGATTATATTTGGGCAGCTCATGACAAAGAAACGTTACACTAAAAAAAAGAAATCTATTAAAGATAAAGATTCTGCTGATATACCTTATATTAAATGTAGAGTTGAATGGGTAGATTGTGTAAGTGATTCAGCTTGGGCATCTGAAAAAGAATTTAAAAATATGAAACTGGCTAACCCAGTTAATGAAGGATGGATCTTCTCTAAAGATCGTACATCAATTAAAATGTTTGCATCATATGATAAAGAAGAAGATGGAACATTAACATTTGGTGATCGTACTATGATNCCTAAATCTTGGATTGTTAAAATTACAGAAATTTAACTGGTCGAGCTACGCCAACAAGTGACGACTTCTTTTACAGTAATCTAGAATTACNAACTCGTTAACCAGTTTAGCCACCCACCAACTCTCGCTGATGGGTGTATCTATATGTGAGATAACTTGTTTTTAATAGGATCCACATACTCACTCTACAGAATTTTTTAACTGGCTTTGTTCATTTGGTGTTACTCACCAAGCGGGAATAAATTTAATACGTTTTCCCAATCCTCAATAAGGTTTTTCGTAACCAGTAAAACTTTAAATACCT